CCATCCGGGCATTCTAACATCGCCCCGGTTTCGAGGATGTATTTGAGTAACCCGTCGCCATAGATCGCCAAATCGAACTCATCGCCCAACACTTTGATGAGTTCCATGAACTCTTGCGCCTGAGACACCTGCCACGGCTGGCAGGTAAAGATGCGATCTCCGCAGGTCACCGTCACCACCGGTTCGCTATCATTCTCCGGCTGCGAATAGGCGTGATGTGCCTCACTAACACAGCTGTCGCAGCCGAAGAGGTGAAACTGGTGTAAACCCAACATCCGCAGCAGCGGAATCGCGCGCAGCAATACGGTCGATCCACCCGGCACGCCAAACCAGTAGTCCAAATGCTCATCGAGCACGGGTCGAATGAAGTCAGCCGAGGTATGCCATAGATATGTACGCTCTTTCGGCAAGCCCTCGAGCACAGAAGGATCGCACTGACTGGCAATCAGGTATTTGGAGCACTCATCGACGGGGTGAGTAAAGCGTGCATTGAAGGCCCGCGCATCTACGATGATCTGAGTTACTGGACCCAGGTCATTCTTCAAAGCCCAGTGATAGGCGCCATTGAGCGTAACTACTTTGGCGCCCTTGGCCTTGAGTCTGCGGATCTCCTCAATCTCACTCTCAAGGCTCGGCCCCCCACCTAGGATGATCACCTCCGCATCATTGGTGGGATGCGGGGAGACTTGTTGCCAACCCGCCTGAATATTGGCCGTGACATTGGTGAGAACATGCTCTTCACCGAGATTCAGCACGCCAGCGTCTACAACCTCTTGGGCATCGCGCCACGCGCTTACATAGAAACAACAATGGGTACCGTAGTCCTGGCTCCAGTGAATGGTGCAGTCCAATTCCTGAAGCTTCGCGAGCCACCAGCCATAATCGTGAACGGACAAATGCAAGGGCTGACCGATCAAGGCGCCGCAGACATCCTCCTCGCACGCGATCTGGAAGAAGACGTGCTGGGCTCCCAAGAGCACCGTGGTCAGCACCTGATTCACCTGGATCGGCGGGATATGCTCCATCACATCCGTGCAATAGCCGTACTGGGCTTTAACGGGAGACTCTTGGGTTAGATCGTGGGTGCGGAAGCGCAGCGAATGCAGATTCAGCTGTAAGGCCCGCTCAACCTTGTCATCCAGACAGTTCGGCGCAAAATCCAACGCCGTCACCCTCAATCCAGACTGGGCGAGTTTTAAAGCTCCGCGCCCCGTGCCACAGCCGAAATCGATGATGCTCGCGCCCTGATGGGGTCGCGCAATCGCAAAGAAGAGATCAACGCAATCCTCACCGGGAGCGACCTGCCGATACTCCGGGTGCGCCCACATCTGTCGATATTTCTCCCGCTCGTCCATCTGGATGGACACGGAAGGAATGTGACCTTCGAAGGCAGCGCCGGGAGAACTCATCAATCGCTCCAAATGGATTAGGCGCAAGACTCTTGCTCGCGGACTCGCGGGCGACGGCAGAATCTTGCGTGTAAAGGATTAAATCCGGTCGAATCTGCGCGGAAACGACGATTTGGGATGAAACAGCTCATCCGCCGTCATGTCGTTCAGAAACCGCGGTTTGGGCTTCGGCTTCTCACTCTCGGGTGTTTGCCAGACTTGCCCGATGATCTCGAAGGCATCTGACCCGTGAGAGGCCCAGTCATGCCTAGGCTTTGGGCGAAATGTCTTACGTTCCTCGTCGAACTCGAATTGATACTGGCGCAGCGCCTCTAACCCTTCGCGCGCCCCATCCTCATCAAACCAACATCGAGCGATTGTCTTGCGAGCAGCCTCGATACTATTCATTTGACTTGTAGCGGGGATGACTGACATTTGCACGTCCGCATCCCAGGCTTGATTGACGATGGATCTGCCGCCTGCAGCCATTAACTCGTGAGCAGCGTCGTGCGGTACCCAATGGCGACCGTAGGTGTAGGCCAGTCGATGGTTGGCCCCTTCAATCGCATCGCCATAGGCAACGCGTCCGTCTTTCCTGAGAGGCTTGCCGTCCTGTCCCAGGAGAATCTTGCGGCCGGCGAGTTGCTCGCAGTAATGCAAGATCCCTTCGCCATTCTTCTCGTAATACTCGATCAGGCGGATTTCGCCTAACGTGATCTGCCAGAACCAGATGGCAGTCGCATCGTCAAATCCGAGATCCCATGCAGTGTGAACGGGCAGCTTCGGATCTAACGGCACCTGGCCGATGCGGCCCGACTCCAGTGCCTCGCGCATCCATTTGCCGTAGATCGCGCCCTGAATCGCAGCCTCAAAGCTGCATTCAAACTCCTGCGCATACTGATCCTCAGACATCTCCCGGCGCGCAGCTTCAAGCTCGTCTGCCGCCAGAATACCGGTGCGGCTGGCTTTGAGCATGATCGCGAACCAGTCAGGCGCGCGGTGAGCCTTGTCCCACACATCCCAAAAGGCATTCTTGCCCTTGGGGGTGCCGATGAAGACAGCCCAACCTTTACGATCAGTGAGCATTGGCCGAATGACCTCGGGCCATACCGAGGGCTTCATATCGGCGTATTCGTCCAAGATCACGCCATCGAAGTACAAGCCACGCAGCGGGTTGGGGTTATCCGCGCCATAGAGCCGGATCGTCGCGCCATTGAGCAACTTAACCGATAGGTCTGACTCGCGAGGTTCCTCCGCCTGCAATGGCTGGGAATAGAACTTCAGATATTCCCAAGCCACCTGCTTGGCTTGGCTATAGAACGGCGCAATATAGGCGTATCGAGCGCGATCCTTACCCTCAGTAATTGCGCGCTTAATCGCATCATTAACGCAAGCTACTGTCTTACCTGCGCGGCGATGGGCGACCAGAACAGCCCACCTATGAGTGCGATTGTGAAAGCCCTTGAAGTGATCCCGTGGCTTATACGGAATGACTACTCGGACCAAGTAACCTCTACTTTGTGCTCTCCGTTCTCACCCGGACCGCGCACGGTCGTATCGATGCGATCACCATACTTCTTCGGTGCAACCTTGCCCGCATACCACTTACGACTATCGACTCTTAAGCGGGAGCGCTGAATATGTTCCTGATTGGCAAGCCAGCCCGGATTGTCCGGGTCGTTCTTCATCATCCAATCATTGCTCGCATCGTCGGCGATTTCCAAGATTTCGTCGGCCAATGTATCGGCTTGTGCTTCTCTCGCGCGCGCGTATTGCTCCGAGAATTCAGGATGATCCTTCAGCCATAGAAATACGGTGCTGGAAGCCGGCATCGCATCATCCTTGCAGATGGCGCGCAAACTCTCTCCTGCAGCTAGTCGGCTACAGATCGCGTCGATGACTGCCTGATCGTACGTTGAAGGGCGTCCCGCACTCATAGCTTCTAGAGGGCGTTCAGGCAGACCATAGAGCGGATCGGCACGATGAGTCGCTGCCCGACTTGAGGGCATTGGGTGTCTGTGCAGGCGAATACCCATTGATTGGGCATCGGGAAAGTCTGTCCATGTTCGGGTTTCAAAGGATTCCCGCAGCCTGAGCAGTAGAGAATGCCGGGGTCTTCATAGACCTTCAGGCTCATCAGGAGCCTGCATCCGAGATCCACACACTCGTGGTGGCAGTGAAACTCTGCAGATAGACCGTGGCCGTAGTGCCGACTGCCACGGTAATGGCCGTATTGCTGCCGGCGGCGTCGATGTTTCCACCCGTGGGCGGGAAGACGTTAATGGTCTGGCCTGACTGTCCGTTGATCACAAGGAAGCTATCGCCGGGGGTACCGCCGTACTTATTCGGGTCTGGAATCGTAACGCCCTTGTTGCTGGAGTCCGCGGTCGCCACGATGACGAAGTCCGTGGGGACGAGATAGCTATTCTGTGAATTGCCACTCACTGCGGTTGTGAGATTCACCACGACGGGAGTGCCGACACAGGCTTTCACCTGTCCGGGGGCTGCGCCTTGAGGTTGGGAGAAGATGGTCATCTCATTTCTCCCAGCTGGTCCGAGCCCGGCCTTTCAAACTCTCCATCTTGCCAGCGCCCCCTCTGGAGCCGCCGACTGAGGCGGTACCCCCGTACATCGGAGCGCCTCGAGTCGGTTTACCTCGAGCAGGCCCTTCCTTCTCACTTCCGCCCAGACGGCTTGAGCCGCGCGAGCCGATGTTCGTATCTGACTTCACACTGCCTCCAGGGCCGGTTGAGGTGGCCCGATAACTGCGATCCATGGATCCGCGTGCTTTGGATCCATCCATGTTGCTGATGCCGCTGGAGCCCTTCTTTCCGATAGGCCCCTCTCGG